AGAATTGTACTCCATCTTCAAAACTTCCGGCGGGATCCCGTGAACATAAAACATTGGTTTGGTGACAATATCCGTAAATGTTCCAAAATTCACATTAGGCCGTGAAGTATCAAAACTCTTTATTGACTCGCCTTTTTCAAGGTTTGTTGCAAAAAAGCCCGGATTCATTTTCTTAAAATTAAGATCTTTGATTACCGTATCTTCCTGAACGGCTACAGCATGATCCGTTCCGGCTGCCAAAAACCTTTGAACATTGTCCGGCATATCCGCGTCTTTTTGATGGACTACGGCAATATAGGAATTGACAAGCGCGGCCCTCTGCTCTGAATCAAGATATCTTCCAACATCATTAAGATTTTGAAGAACTACGGCTAAAAGCGGAATTCCCCTTGCATTGTTTACGCGTGAATTTCCGGACTTGACAAGCCATGCTCTTAGTTTCCCGGATCTGTCTCTTGCCAAAACTCTTTTGAATTTTTCCTCTCCGGTTATAACATTCACTTCCGCGATATGATATGCTTCAATTTGTCCCTTTGGATTATATTCGATACCATCTATAATATTTCTGGCCAAATAAGGCGATCTAATGTGCTTTCCCTCAATAAGCTCTACAACCGGAAGGCCCGTTACTTTATTATAGTAATTAATACAAAGGCAATCCCCGAAAATTAAGCTTGACTTCATAGCAAGCGATTGAATTTCTCCGAATGTTTTATCTTCCTGAATTGAAACAAGTCTTTTATCTTCGCTCCAAAGCCAAAAAAGCGCTTCGGAAGTTTCTTTAAATTCCTTTAAAAAATTCTCCGGAAGAAAGTTCAAAACTTTTTTTATCGGAGTTGATCTTAAACCATACCCGGCATTAACTGTTTTTGTTACTATTCGATTGACTATTGAAGCCGCATAAGGATTTTCGTTGTAAAGTTGTTCTGATTTTGTCTGCAATCCATACAGATTGAGATTGTTTGAAGCGCGCGTTTTTCCAAAGCCGCCAAAATTAAAATCAATTTTATCGCCTGAATACCCATGATACTGATTCAGAAAATCAAAAAATGACACGGCCCCTTTGATGAAATTTTCCTTTGCTATTTTTGCGGTCTTATCTTCTTTCTTTTTTCCAATTCCAAACAAGTTAAACGACAATAAACCCTCCGGGATCTGATAATCTTGAAATTCTTTTTTCCAGGCGCGCTTCCTCTTCATAAAGCGCTCTTAGATCTCCCCTGCGCACCCATGTTTCAATAAGCCCATCATTTATTTTATAATCCTGGCCGCCTGTTTGAACCGCCGCGATCGCCGCCTGAACATTTGCTAATCTTGTTTCCAGTTGTGCAAGTGTTGCCATTTACATTTAAACCCCTAAAACTCTTTTTTGTTTGAAAAAGCGATTAAAGCAAGTCAGTTTAAATTATTTTAAAAACACTGTCAAGATAAAAATTAATACAGGCCCGGATCGCATTGAAGAACTTTAAAGCCGATCTTTCTTAATTTTTCAACAACTCTTGCGCGATCTTCAACAATAAAAAGCACATTTTCAGGAGTTAGCCCGGCATTTTTTAAAAGTTCCGGTTTGATTTCTTCATCGTGCCGGTAGTCTTTATTCTTTCTCATTATCAAGGGAATTGATTCAATATCATCGTTTGTATAAAATCCGACCTTTGATTTTAACCATTTAACCGTTTCGGCTCTTGTTTTCTCCGGGCCTGTAGTGCAAAAAACAACCGGATATCTTTCCATTATCATTGCTAAAAGCCGGATCATGCTTTCAATTGGAAGATCATCTTTGCATGCTGCGTGAAATTCATCCCAATTTTTAACCGGCCCTTCAATATAATGAAGTCTGTGTGATACATCCGCGATTGTTCCATGGATATCAAAAATAACATACTTTTTCATGATTCCTCTATTTTTTTTCTTATAAAATCAAGTCCTTTCTGGTTTACAAGTGTTACAATTATCACCGTTTCGCATCCTTTTATGTTTCTAACCGTTTCCCTAACTTTAAAATAACCGGCTTCGATATATTCCCGATAAGGAATATTGTTTATATTCAATATCCCTTTTTCTCTTAACATCTTAAAAAGATTATTTCTTCCAAGTCCTTTAATATTAAGAACTCCGGCGGCTTCCTGCATGTTTATTGAAGTGTTTGAATCAATAATTCTATCATAAAATTCAACTTTCGGCTTTTGATCCTCAAGCTGCTTGGCCTGTTTTTCATTTTCTTCCGCAAGCTTTCCGGCCAAAAAAAGCGCCTGTGAATAAGTTTGTGGAATTTCAAAAACCTTTTTTAACTGCTTTTCACATTCAATAAAATACTTTCTTGCAATTTTCCCTTTTTCGTTGCTTTCAACCATTGCCAATTCTTTCGCCATTTCCAACGAAATATAATATTCTGTTTTCTTCCCGCCGTTTTCACAATTTTGTGAAACCGCTGTAAAATCTTTTCCCGGTTCAAAATCGTACTGATCAACCCTCTGTTTAATCCAGTCTGCAAATTGTCTTTTGTTTTCGAGAAATTCGTGAAGATCTCTTGCTGATACCGTTTCTTTTCCTTCAACTTTGTTGATTTTGATTAATTCATTCACAACAAGCTCCTTTCCCTCTGGAAACAGTTAATAATAAACCGCTCCAGTCCTTGCAAGGAAAAGGAGCAAATATATTTTGCATTAATCGTTTTTGTTTGTCAATATTTATTTTTATGTCCGCTTTTTTGCCGTTTTCACAATTTTGTGAAGCCGATCCGCTTAAATATCCTGTCAATTTTTCCATTAGTGCCAATGTTTCCCCTGTTCCAATGTTTTCAAAATAAGCTTAAATATTGTCCCTTTGTCTGCTTTTTTGATTCCAAAATATTTTTCAGTGACTTCCTGAACAAAAATATCGAGTGCGGCAAAATTATAAACATTGCAATCCCAAAAATGGTTTGGCGATCTCGTGTGTATTTTCTGCCATGATACAACTTCGCCAAATTCACTTTCCGGATCGTCTTTTTCAATAACTGGAATTTCCGCTTTAAAGCATTTATAATAATCTTCATCGTAACCAAGCCCGGCAATTACAACCATTAGATTTTCAAACTTAAACCCCTCAAAACCGCCTTTTTCTCTGCTGTCCGGAAAGTTTAAATATCCCGGCGGCTGCTCGTAATCGGTTTTTATCCACTGTCGATTTAATGAAGCCGCAAGATTATTCTTATAGTAAACCGTGTCAAGTGTGTATCTGTCACCTTTTGCAGTTCGAGTTTTGAAGAAGATCCGGGATCTTTTCCGGTGAATATTGTCACCGGCCACACATACAACACGCGGAACGCATGAAGCAAAGTAAAATCCAGAAAGTGGTTTAAATCCAATATCAACCGCGGTTAAATTTACAAAATAATCAACTCCGTCATCCGATTTTATCGGTGATGTTACTATTTGTTCCAGTGCTTTCCAGGCACTTCCGGCTTCATCTGTATTTCCAAAAATTTGTCCTTTTGCGATTGAATAGGTTTGTCCGTTCTGACAGTGTCCTTTAATTTCAACCGCAAGCCATCCGTCAGGCTTGTTATAGTCTCCGTTTACATCGACCCCGCAAGTTAAAACAATTATTTTCCCATTTCCATCCGCTTCAGCCATTTTATTCGGGATTGTTAAAGGCGCATAAGGTCTTTTCATGCTTTGGATATTTGATATTTTTATCGGTTGAACTATTTCCTTAAATGGCAATCCTAAAACATTATTTGTGAAAACTTTCAACTCGTTTTTGTTGTCTTTTGAGTCCAGGAACCTTTCAATAATTTTTTCCCATGTCAAAAAGTTTGAATACAAGCTTGAAATTTGAAAACTTCTCACATTTTTTCTTTTCGGCTTTGCCGTTGCAATCCACTTTCCTTTCATAAGCATCTGTTTTTTTTGGTGTTCTTCAATTCTACAACCATTAACACACTGATAATATACAGATCCCGGGATCAATTGTTTATTTTCATCCCTGGAAAATTTGATTCCCGGTGTTGAATCTCCGCCAAGCTCAAGCGTTTGTATTTCTCCGCAATGCGGACAGGGAACATAATATCTTTCTTGTGTTCCGTCTTTATAGGCCTTTTCAATGTTTGAGTTTCCCGCATTGGTCGGAGTTGATATTTTCAATTTTTTAGAACCAACTGACATTGCTTGGGTTCTTGAATCAAGCAAAGAAAGGGTTGATCCTTGGCCTTTTAAATCTTTTGCATATTCATCAATTTCATCCATAAGAAGGACTTTATAACCCTTCATTCTTATCTTTGCCGGATTTTTTACGCCCATTGCAGAGACAAAGCCGCCCGGAAATTCTTTTTCTCTTTTGGTGTCGCCTGTTCTTCTTGAATTCTTTTTTACAGTTGTCGGCTTTATTTTGTTTCCAAGGTTTGTTGTTTTGATCATTGCGTCGATTCTTTGGCTCATATTGTCTTGCGCTTGCTCATTATCCGCGCAAGTATAAAGAACTGCGCAAGGCGCTATATCTATCAAATATCCCAAATATGCTTCCAAAACCGCGACCGTCGCGCCCATCTGAGCGCCTTTCATGATCGCAACCTCTGAAGTTTCTGATTGCGCTGCTAAGCAGTCAATAACTTCGCGCCAAAACGGAGTAAGATCATAGGAAAAAACTCCGGCATATTCGCTGTATTCTCTTGTAAGTATTCGATTTTTCTCATTCCATTGTGACGGTAAAATATAAACATCCTGGGGAATAGATTTTTCTACTTTCTCAAAAAACCACTCCAAACATTCTTTTTGAAATTCAAGATCTTCGATTCTTTCCATTTTACCTTTTACGGCTTTTATCCGTATGTTTTTAATACTTTTCTATTTTATACGGTTTTTGTCCGTATTTATTTACCATCCTCTTTTATCTCTTTTATCTGGTTTTCTATCGCGTCTAAATATCTTTTCTTTGCGTTTTGCAATAGCTTTTCAAGTTCGATCATGTAAACTTTTTGCAAATAACTAATCAGGGTTTGATCTGTTCCATCTTTCACTTCCGCT